ACAATCTCTTATAGGGGGTAAAGCATTAGGAAGATATATGCCAATACCGGTGGATGTTGATATAGAAATGTTAGGTACTGGCGGGTTTAAAAATTTAGAAACTTTTTCTTTACCTGAACATTTAGTACCTCCTAGATTTGGTAATAAAAATTTTATAATAATGGGAGTTGAGCACAATATAGATTCTTCAGATTCTATGTGGAAAACAAGTATAACTGCAAAACTTAAACCTAACTAATGATACCTTTATATTTACCAGAACATAAAAAGAAAAAAGGGAAACTATTAGGTAAGTTGTTTGACTTACTTACTGGTGCAGCTTTTCTTGGTTCTTTTTTTCAAAATCATTTAGGTCAATTTTTTAAAGGTAAAGGTATGACTGATAATACTCAACCACTTTTATTTGTACCTGATAAAAAAGAAGGTGAAACAGAAGAGGAAATTGATAAAAAATTTTTTAATAGATACCTAAGACCATCTGAAAAAGATTACGAAAAAGGAAAACTCACTAGATATTTTGTCAAGGATATACCATCTGGTAAAGTAGCTGAGTTAGATAAAAATGCATATATCAAACAGCAAAAAGAAGATAAACCATATAGAAAGTTTCATAAATTAGATTGGTTAGTATCTGGTTTATTAGATGATACTAAAATTAAAGGATATAATGCAGAAGGAATTAAAACTAAAAATGATAGAACTATACTAGAAGCAGAAAGAATTTTACCAGGTATAGGAAATATTTTAAATGATTCATCTCAATTTACTAAAGGTACTTTATCTCAAAACGTTCAAGGTAATCTTATATCAGAAGAAGATAGATTAGGAGCTAATTCAAAAGAAAACTTACAAACTAAAGTAGGTCAATTTGTATTAAAAGGTACTGATATACCGTACAATGGTCCATACCATATACACCCAGTGTTAGGGCCAATGGCAGGTGCAAGACATACAAGAGCAGTTCATCCTCAATTGGATTATGTTGGTATTGATGATGCTAAACCTACTGAAATAGTTGCTCAAGAGCAATACAGTAAAACTAAATCTACCACATCTACCACAGTAGAAGATACAACTTATCAAGGAGGTACTTTAAGAAGATCTTCATATTAGTTGGTAATATAATAATTTTTAATTATATTATTAAAAAGGTTGTATAAGTGTTTTATATTGTAGAACAAGAAAGTAAGCTAGAAAACTTACAACGGTTATCAAAATTAGGGTTATATGTAGAGGTTATTTCCTCAAACGATTATTATCATCCGAAACTTACATCGACTGTTGCAGTTTATATCAGACCTCTTAAAAGTAAGAGAGGATTTATAGTACCTGTTAATCATGATGAAGGATTAAATGTATCAAAAGAACGTATATCCCAGCTTTTATTATCTTGTAAAGAAATATATACATATGATAAAAAGGAGTTACTATATCACTTTAATATACAGTCTGCTATAGATGTATCTTTATTATACTCTATGACAGAATACGATAGATTAGATGTCAAAGATGATATTCCGACTATAAATTATTACTACAGTAGATATTCTAACTTTAAAAATATAAATCAATTTGTACCTTTATCAAAATTATTTGAAAAGTATGAAAAGAAATATGAATCTATTGAAAAATATATTGATATTGAAATACCAGATAATTTTGAATTTTATAATAATACTGCAACTAATGTATTCTTTTTATTGGAACAAGCTGGATTAGGTATTTACTATGATGCTTTTAACAAAATGTTTAACCCTAAAGATCCAAATTACAGTATTATAAACAATACAGTTTTAACCTCTTATAATTTATATAATGTCACATCTAGACCTACTAATGCTTTCAATAGCGTTAATTTCGCTGCTATACCTAAAGGCCGAGACTTTAGATCTTGTTTTCATCCCAAAGGTGATGTATTTCTTGAGTTGGACTTTGACGGTTATCACTTGCGTTTACTTTGTGAGCAAATTGATTATACTTTATCAGACGAATCAGCTCATAAGCAGCTAGCAAAACAATATTTTGAAAAAGAAGAAATAACAGATGACGAATATAACGAAGCAAAACAGATTAACTTTCAGGCAATTTACGGAAAGATACCCGAGAAATTTGCTTTTCTCGAAGTTTTTGAAAAAATCGATGGATTCATTAAAGGACTTTGGTCCGAATACAAAGCTAACGGAAGAATCCTGGCGCCAATTAGTAATAAACCGTTCACTAAAAAGTTAAAAGACATGCATCCACAAAAATTAATGAATTATGTGATGCAAAGTTTAGAAACCTCAAGAAATATTCTTATTATAAAAGAAGTATTAAGATACTTGAAAGATAAGAAAACAAAGTTAGTTTTATACACTTACGATGCGTTATTATTTGATTTTTATAAAGAGGATGGAGAAGAAACATTAGACAAGTTAAAAGAGATATTGGAATCTGGTGGGAAATACCCAACAAAATTAAAATACTCTAAAGATTTAAGTTTATAAAACAAAAAGATATTTATATATGATAAATGAAGTTATACAATCAGATTTTGATTACGACATTGAACCAATCTATTTAAACGAAGATATGAGCAATAAATTGTTCTGTACCTTTGCTACAGAAGAAACACTAGATTCTATACTGGAGCAAATTCAGGAAAGGTACAAGATTATTTACAATAAAATTTTCGTCCTTTATTCCAAGTCACAAGATGAGTATATTTGTACTTATAACGTAGACTTTGGCAATATTGGAACCTTCCTTGAAAATACAATTCTCGTTCATAGAAAAAAAGAATCAAATACTCTATATACGATTAATGCTTTAAATACTTTAATTAAAGAATTAAACGAAGGTGTACTGGATACATCATATAGAATAAATTGGTCAGACTATAGAAACTGTATACTACTTACTAAAGGACCCGAACTCAAAAGGGTTAATACAAAACTTTATAAGATAGTAGAGTTGGAGAACAAATAAAAAGTTCTTATATTATAGTATAATAAGTTATAAATTAAAATTAGTTATATATGGCACTCGATTTTAGTAAAGTGAACGACCGTTTAGAATCGTTCAATAAAAATAGTCAGCCTCAAGAGAAGATTGACTATACTACCATTTTTTGGAGACCCCAAGAAGGTAAACAGGTGGTAAGAATAGTACCATCAGTTGTGGACCCTACGTATCCATTCACAGAAATGAAGTTTCATTATAATTTTGATTTTCCTATTCCTGCATTATCAAACTTTGGTAAGCAAGATCCTGTAGAGGAGTTTGTTAAGGAATTAAGAAAGTTAGGAGGAGATGATAATTTCGATGAAGCAAGAAAATATTCACCTAAAACTAGAATATTAGCTCCAGTAGTTGTAAGAGGAGAAGAAGATAAAGGAGTTAGATTATGGAACTTCGGTATTACTATCTACGATTCATTACTTAAATTAGCTAAAGATGAAGATGTAGGTGATTACACAGACGTTATTAATGGTTGGGATATGATCGTTGAGATGACTCCAAGAAATGCTCAAAACCCTTATCCTAAAACTGAATTAAGAATTAAACCAAAGCAGACTCCATTATCTGATGATAATTCGTTAGTCGAAACTTGGTTAAAAGAACAACCAAAACCATTAGAAGTATACAAAGCTTATGATTATGAGTTTATTAAAAAACAACTTAAGAAAGCTACTTTAGGTACTTCAGATGAAACTACGCCAGAAAGCGAGAGTCCTCAAAAAACAGACTTTACTTTGGAAACAGCTACTGCTGGCAACAAAGACACAGTTAGTAAATTTGATGATTTATTCGATTCATAAAAATGGCAAAGAAAAAAGACGTACAAGAAAAAGCAACGGCTGCAGTAAAAAAGTCGTTCAATTTATCAAACTTTAAAAAGAAGAAAGGTTATTCTAATGCTTCTGTTAAATTTAAGGAGCAAGGCTGGATACCTTTATCTAAAGCTTTTCAAGACATTACATCTTTACCTGGTATCCCTACCGGGCACATCACTTTACTCAGAGGTCATAGTGATACGGGCAAAACAACTGCCCTATTAGAAGCTGCGGTGAATGCTCAAAAAATGGGC